ACGATATTTGAGGGGTAAGGTGGAGCAAAATAGCCTTCCAAACATCAATTTTGGTCGCCTTCTCGTTTCGAAAAAGAGTTTCGGGACTTGAATTTGCGAATTGATGGACTTATTAGAAGTTCCCAATCGTAAATCCGCGTGTCCCAAATCTTTGGGACACGCGTGGGCATCTTGGGTGCTGTCCTGCATTTCACTTGCAGGAACAGGGCAGAATATGCTACATTAGGCACCTGATGGCTACACTCTGCATTCTGGATGGCATGGCGCTCATCTACCGCGCCTTCTACGCCTTTATCAACAACCCCATGCGCAATTCCACGGGGCTGAATACCTCGGCCATGTTCGGCTTCATCAACACCGTGGTGCATCTCATTGAAAAAGAAAAACCCACGCACATTGTAGCCTGTCTGGACCCCAGCGGCCCCACCTTCCGGCACGAGCGATTCCCGGAATACAAGGCAAACCGCCAGGCCATGCCGCAGGAGCTGCGCGATTCCATCCCCTGGATTGTGGATATCCTCTCCGCCATGCGCATCAAGACCCTGCGCATGCCCGGCTATGAGGCCGATGACCTCATCGGCACCATCACCCGCATGAGCGATGAGGCCGGCGGCATGCACGCCTACATGGTTTCCAAAGACAAGGACCTGGGGCAGCTGCTCTCGCCCACCTGTTCCTTCTGGCGCCCGGGTAAGAAGGGCAGCGATTTCGAGACCGTGGGCGTAGCGGAGTTCCTGGAGGAATGGGGCATTGCCGACCCGCGCCAGATTATCGATATCCTGGCGCTCATGGGCGATGCATCGGACAACATTCCCGGCGTGCCGGGCGTGGGTGCCGTTTCCGCAAAGAAGCTCATCACCCAGTTCGGCAGCATCGAGGAAATGCTGGCCCGCAGTGCCGAAATCAAAGGCAAGATGCGTGAGAAGATTGAGCAGAACGCCGAGGCCGCCCGTCTTTCCTACGAGCTGGTCACCATCCGCCGGGATGTACCGGTGGAGCTCAAGATAGAGGATTGCAAAATCCGGGATTTTGATACCCAGGCCTTGGGCGATATCCTCAAAAAGCTGGAGTTCAAGGAACTGGCCCGCAAACTCTGCGGCACCCAACCCAGCGATGCCGACCTGGGCGAGCTCTTCGCCGCCACGGCCCCCGCTACAAGCGAAAACAAGGAAGGCGAGATGCAGATGGACCTCTTCGCCCTGCCCCAGCTCACCGATATCAACTCCACCCCGCACCAGTACCACCTGGTCAATACGCCCGAGGCACGCGCCACCCTGGCCGCCCGCATGGAGCAGGCCCCCCGCTGGGCCTTCGATACCGAAACCACCGGGCTCAATCCGCTCCTGGACAAGATGCTGGGCTTCTCCGTGGCCATCGATGCGCACGAGGCCTACTACATCCCCGCTGCGGAAGAAGGCTGGCTGGATTGCTTTGCCCCCGCCTTTGCCGGCGGTGCCGAGAAAATCGGGCTGAATGCCAAATTTGATGTCCAGGTACTGCACCAGGCCGGGCTGGTAGTGAACGGCCCCTTCTTTGACTGCATGCTGGCGCACAGCGCGCTCTACCCCGAGCTGCGCCACGGCATGGATGAAATGGCCGAAGCCCTGCTGCAATACAAGACCATTCATCTGGAAGACATTGCCGGCAAGGGCAAGGACATGGACACCGCCGCCGTGCCGGTGGGAACCATGGCCGAATACGCCGCCGAGGATGCCGACGTGACCCTGCGCCTGTACCAGGTGCTGCAAGCCCAGCTGGTGGAAGCCGGGCAGGATGAACTGATGCGCCGCATCGAGTTCCCCCTGGTGCCGGTGCTTGCCGGTATCGAGGAAGAAGGCATGCGCGTGGAGCCGGAGCTGCTGCAGAAGAGCTCCGATGAACTCGGCGCGCAGATCGAAGCCATCCGCGCCCGCATTGATGCGCAGGTGGGCCGCCCCATCAACCTGAACTCCCCCAGGCAGCTGGGCGAGCTCCTCTTCGATGAAATGAAGCTGCTGGCCAAGCCCAAAAAGACCCGCACCGGCCAGTATGTGACCGATGAAGAGACGCTGCGCAAGCTGGTTCCCCTTTCCCCGCTGGTGGCGGATATCCTGGAATACCGCGAAATGAGCAAGCTGAAAGGCACCTATCTGGATGCCCTGCCCCGCTTCATCTCGCCGCGCGATGGCCGCATTCACTCCACCCTGCTGCAGATGGTCACCGCCACCGGCCGCCTGGCCTCCCAGAACCCGAACCTGCAGAACATCCCCGTGCGCTCCGAGGCCGGCAAGCTCATCCGCAGCGCCTTCGTGGCACGCGATGCGCAGCACAGCATCCTCTCTGCCGACTACTCGCAGGTGGAGCTGCGCCTCATGGCCGCCCTCTCCGGCGACCCCGGCATGATTGCCGCCTTCACCTCCGGCCGCGATATCCACGCCGAAACCGCCGCCCGCATCTACGGCGTGCCGCACGAGGAAGTGACCGCCGATATGCGCCGCAAGGCCAAGACGGTGAACTTCGGCATCATCTACGGCATCTCAGCTTTCGGGCTCTCGCAGCGGCTGGACTGCCCGCGTGGCGAAGCCGCTGGGCTCATCGAAAGCTACTTTGCCCAGTTCCCCGGCGTAAAGGAATGCATGGATAGACTGGTGACCGAGGCCCGCGAGCGAGGCTATGCCGAAACCCTCTGCGGACGCCGCCGCAAGCTGCCCGACCTGAACAGCGCCAACTTCAATCTGCGCGCCGCTGCCGAGCGCACCGCCATCAACACCCCCATCCAGGGCAGCGCGGCCGATATGATTAAAATCGCCATGGTGCGCGTAGCCGGGCTGCTGCAAGGCCGCCGCAGCCGCCTCATCATGCAGATTCACGACGAACTCCTCGTCGACCTGCACCAGGACGAGCACGACCTCATCCCACAGATTACAGAGGCCATGCGCTCCGCCCTGCCCCTCCCCAACGGCGTGCCGCTGGAGGTGGAGGCCAACACCGCCCCCAACTGGCTGGAAGCGCATTAACCCAGAACTCAACGCATGAGCAACATACAACCATACCGCGAAGCGGTCAGCTCTATCAAACAAGCGATTCTGCACAGCCAGTACCGCGCAGCCAAACTGATAACCGGTGAGCTGCTTTCGCTCTACTTCGGGATTGGCGGCTATATTTCGCACCATTCCCGTAAAGACTTCTGGGGAACAGGTGCGCTCGAACGCATCAGCACCCAGCTTAGCAAAGAATTACCAGGGCTGCGTGGCTTCTCTACCACAAGCCTCAAAAACATGCGCACCTTTTTCGAATTCTGGGCCCCCTTCATAAATCGTCAGCCCACGGCTGACGATTTGACCGACCCCGGAACAATCGATATCAACGGGCTGTCACTTCAACGTCTGACTCCGGCATCTGAACTAATACACTTAGACGCGTTTCTCAGTCTCAGTTTCTCGCATCACATCGAAATTCTCCGCAAAACCAGCACACTGCAGGAAGCGCTCTTCTACATCCGGGAGACATTCCGGCACAAATGGGATAAATATGAGCTGAGAGACAGATTAAAAGCCAATCTGTATCAGACCCAGGGAGCCGCAGCCAATAATTTTCTGCAGACACTTTCCACGAACCAGGCGAGAAAGGCTGTGGGCATGTTCAAGGATGAATACCTGCTGGACTTCATCAACGTGGAAGAAATTGAAGTAGACAAGACTGACGATGTGGACGAAAGAGTTGTCGAACAGGCTATTGTCCGCAACATCAAGAAGTTCATCATGACCTTCGGGCGAGATTTCGCCTTCATCGGCAATCAGTATCATCTGGAAGTCTTCGGCGAGGAACTTTTCCCGGATTTGCTTTTCTTCAACCGCGAATTGAACTGCATGGTTGTGGTCGAGCTGAAAAAAGGAGCCTTCAAGCCGGGATACATCAGCCAGCTGCAAACCTATATGCGCGTGCTGGATGATAAGGTGCGCAAACCCCATGAAAACGCCACAGTCGGCATACTGCTCTGCAAGAGCGCCAACAAAGCCTTTGTGGAATATGTGATACGAGACTATAACAACCCCATGGGCGTGGCCACCTACAGAACTGCCGCCGATATGGATGCCAGAATCCGCCAGTCGCTCCCCGACATGGAGGAAATGCGACAGTTGCTCATGGAAACCCCGGACACGGAATAATCCTCATTATTCACTATTCATTATTCACTATTCACTCATGATTACTCTCGTAGGTTTAGGTTACGATATTCACCGTTTTTCCGAGACAGAGCGTCCGCTCTGGCTGGGCGGTGTGCAGGTGCACCCCACCAAGGGACTTGCAGGCCACAGCGATGCCGATGTGCTCTGCCACGCGCTGGCAGATGCGATTCTCGGCGCCATTGGTGAGCCGGACATCGGCTACTGGTTCCCCCCGGGCGATGAGGGTTGCAAGAATATCTGCTCCCTCCGCATCGTGGAGAAGGCAGTCGAACTGCTGCAGGCCCAGGGCGGTCGCGTGGTAAATGTGGACTGCGCCCTCATTGCCGAAGCGCCGAAAATCATGCCCTTTGTGCAGCAGATGAAGGAAACCCTCGCCCCCATCCTGGGCGTGGCACCCCGCCGCGTGGGCGTGAAAGCCACCACCAACGAGAAGCTGGGCGCCATCGGCCGCCGCGAGGGCATGGCCGCCTTTGCCACCGTAGCCGTACAAGTTCCTGACGAAGCCTGATTTACCGCCATGAATCCTGAAATTGACTTGCTGGCCTTTGCCGCCGTAGAGAACCTGAAAGCCGCCGGTCTTACCGTGACCACGGCAGAAAGCTGCACCGGCGGCATGATTGCCACCGCCCTCACCGAAGTACCGGGTGCCTCCCAGGTATTCCGCTACGGCTGGGTGACCTACTGCAACGAAGCCAAGGAGCGCCTGCTCAACGTGCCCACCGAGCTCATCGAGGAGCACACCGTGGTGAGTGAGCCCGTAGTGGCAGCCATGGCCACCGCCGCCATGCGCCAGAGCGGCGCAGATATCGCCGTAGCCGTCTCAGGCAACGCCGGCCCCTCCGCCGCAGAAGGTGAGCCCCCCGTGGGCACGGTCTGCATTGCCCTGGCCCGCCGCGGTGCCGCCCGCCCGGTGCACACCGAAACCATTTACCTGCCCGGCATGAACCGCCGCCAGCTCCGCCAGCGTGTCACCGCCAAGGTGCTGCAGCTCATTGCCGGTGCCGCCAGCTGAGCGGAGATTGGATTTTTAAATTTTGGATGTGTTGAGTTCGTGTGCGGCATCCGCCACACACGAACTTAACGAGGTCGCCAATCGCGGGAGGCAGATTTCTTGAGTCTACTAAAAAGACCGCTACCTGAAAACCAGGTAGCAGCTTTTTTAGTAATTTTCAAGCTGCAAGTCTTACTTGTGGCGTCCGGCTTCGTCCTACGGACTACGCCGAGATAAGGCGGCGCTTGCCACGCCAAAGTCGCATCAGCGACGGCGGCGGCGGGCAGCCAGACCGGCCAGAGCCAGCAGGCTCAGCGTAGCCGTGGCAGGCTCGGGAACAATCTGCATCACAGTCTGATTTCCCATTTCATACTGCGTCACAGCAACAAGCTCCTGAGTAGAGAGAGCTCTATCGTAAATAGCAAGGTTGTCAATGTACGATCTTGAGAACTTATAGCTGGTATAACCGCTTACAGAATTAAGGTTGCCTGTGTATAATGCGGTTACTTTGTCGGTGCTGACAAGGGCGCCGGTGGAATCAAATGCACTTAATGTCAGTGAGCCATTTTCAGCAACCAATGCAATGTTATACCATGTTTCTTTTTTAATTTGATCAACAGCGAGTTTGGCGACTTCGCTTTCTGCCTCTCCTGTTCCCACAGCACCACCAGCTTCCTTCGTAAATACGTTTACCGTAGTGACATCCGCGTTAGCTCCCCATTGGAAAGAAAGATCCTGCCCCCCGATATTAATTTCAAAAAACGAGGACCAGTCGTCCGCTGATGCGAAATTAGTGTTGAAGGTCAGAGTAAAGCCATCGGTTGTGTTAACACCCAGACCTGTCGTGCTGTTTTCTGCACTGTTTATCTGGAAATAGTAGCCAGAGCCGCGAACATCAGATGCTTTTGACCCATCCATGCCCGTTACATAGTTATGGTAGCCACTACCAGCAGAGGAAACCAATCCGCTGCCGGGATTATCTGCTACGTTCTCATAAACGACGCCGCCATCTTCTTTATTGAAATCCATGCCGTAGAGCAACTTGGCTTCGTTACCGTTAGCCATCGCCACCCCTGCCAGAGCCATAAGGGCTATAAGTGTTTTTTTCATTATTGTTTAAGTAATATAGAGTTAAGATGTAGTAAGTACTCCGCATCTCACGCGCGACGAAATGCAGAAAGGCTACGTGCCGTAGTGTACAGCATTGCGAATGCTGTAGCAAGCAAAATATCACAAAAAATATATTTTTTTGAGTTTTTTGGATAATCGCCAGGCTTGATGGTGTTTTTTTGACTGGAACGTGACTCCTTGAACTTTCTTTTATAAACTCTATATCAGCATGTTGTCTTTATATAATCTCTATCGTCTGAAGAGGTGCCCAGGAGGGGGCACGCGCCGCCCATGAGCAGCCCCTGGGGCAGGTTAATTGCACCATAGCCTGAGTGGAGCATTTGAATAATGCTGATTTGCGGGTAACCCCCGGCACTTTCAATCTCTTGATATTTGGGAAACACATACTTCAGGGGCTACAGCATTCGCAAACCGCTGCCTGAATTACAGGCAGCGATTTTTCGTTATCGCCCGAAATCAGCCGGGCATAATACCATCGGAGCGGAGGCCTTTCCACTGAGGGCGCAGCAAGCGCAGACGCGACCCGTGAGGGCGTAGCAAGCGAGCGAATGCGAGACGCGAAGCCCCAAGCCCCAGATCCCCCACCGGGCTCCGGCACACGAATTCAACACATCCAAAATGTATAGTATATTTTGCGCTTGCACTCCTTTTACAACATTGTAAAGCGTGAAAAATAAACACGTAACGCAACACTGCGGAAGGCACATTTTACCCCGCCAAAGTCCGCCAAAATCCGCCCCGCGCCGTCCGTTACCGTCAAAAACTGTTGCCCATTAGCTGCCCGGTGGTATAATCGGGCTCATGCAGCTCACGGTAACAAAGGACACGTACAAAGGCCACGCACGTAGCCCGTGGCTTGTAGTAGTCCCGCGTCGTTTGTCTCCTACAGGCAAGCGCCAGTACCGGCGCTTTTCTACCAAAGCCAGGGCTCAATCCTTCGCCGCAACTCTCACGGCAAGGGTGCGAGCTCAGGGCGAGCAACCGCTTGCGGCCATCGCCGCTGCTGTAGCCGCCGATGCCACCGCGGCGCTCCAGCTCCTTGAAGGCACCGGCCTTAGCCTCACAGATGCCGTGCGGCAACTGCTCAGCTCTCCATCTCCCACCAGCGTGGCGTTTGAGCCTTACCAATCGGCTGGGGGCGCGGGGGCGCAAGGTGTTGCCCAGGGCATAGCCGGCCAGGCCGCCGCCGCGCCGCTCACTGTAAAAGCTACCTGCGCTATCATCCAAGGCGCGAAAAAACACCAGGCTACCAGCACACAGCGCGGCCGGCATGCGCTCATGGCTGCATTATTCCGCAGTTGTCAGTGGCTTGAAGACACAGCGCTGCACGCCTGCACTCCGGCCCTCATACAGCGCGCTCTTGATACCACCTGGAGCCACTCGCCACACAGCTGGAATGCCGGCCGCCGTCATTTGCATGCGCTATTCGCATATGCCATAAAGCGCCGCATGGTCAACATGCAGAACCCCGTCACGCCGCTGGAACTCAAGCGCATACATGAGGCTGAAATCACCGCCTTGCCGCCGGACCACTTGCGCGCTCTCTTTGCTGCCTGCCGGCCTGCCACTCCGGCCGAAATAGCCGCCGCTGCTGAACTGCCGGCAGCCGAACGCACACACAGCAGCGCAGACCTCACATACCTGCGCTGCTATATCGCCATCTGCGCTTTTGCTGGCATACGCCCCACAGAATGCTCCCGTCTCACCTGGGCTGACATAGACCTGGAGGATGGCATCATCTCCGTGCGCGGTCGCCAGTCCAAAACCGGCGGCACGCGCCATATCGAGATGCACCCCACCCTCCGCGCCTGGCTTGCTGTCAGCCGCCCTGTAAACGCCTTACCATCAGACCGTGTGACGCACCCGGCCTGTCTCTCCCGCCGGCTCAGCATCCTGCGCCGGCGCGCCGGCTTTGGACCCGGCAACCCCTGGCAAAGCGACTGCTTGCGGCACAGCTACGCCACATATTACCTCAAAGCTCGCTGTGGCAACATCCACCAGCTCCAGCTCAACATGGGGCACCGCGACGCGCAGCTGCTATACAGCCGCTATACCAACATGCGAGGCACCACCCGCGCCATGGCAGATTCCTGGTGGCAGATCCTGCCAGAATAACCCCACCCGGGGCGCGGGGAAACACACAATTTCAACCTCTGGCCAACAGGTGTTAGTGCAACATATTGTGTACAGCTAATCACTCCCGCCTCTGCAAATGCTTGGCCGATACCCACCACGTGCCCCCTCAGTAAAAAAAACTCAGCCCCACCCGGTCTCCCGGGCAGGGCCTTGTCTTTATCTTAGCAGCTCCCGCGTCAGGTAAATAATGCTGAGAATCAACTCAACCACCACCAGGGCGGTTACTGCTTTCGATGTCGTAGGTTTGTTTTGCATTTTGTTAAAATGCCGCCCTACGGCCTCATGCCGCAGTTGCGGCGCGCGCATTATAATACGCTATGTGTTTACTGTCAAGCAAAAACGTTGCATACCCTCAAAAAACAAACAAAAAAAACAGCCGCGCAAGCTTTCACCCGCGCGGCCGCTGTTTAACAAAATGCAAGGGAACCACCCCTTGTGCCCTCATTCTACCCATCACCCACACATTGTCAAGCTTTTTCTGCCGCTTTTTCTCTTTTATTCCTGCATCGGCTTACTTCGTAGAATCCTACCTATCCCATCCAGCTTCGCCTCAGCTTCCAGCGCCCGCTCTTTCCACTCACTATCAAACACATCCCCATTCGCCCGCCGGTCATATTCATTCATAAAAACATGCTCAGCAAACAAGCGCCGCTGATTACTGAATACTCCCTCCTCCCCATCTTCCATCAAGCCGTCTAATTCACTCTCCTCCAACTCTACCACCACACGGCAGCCATCGCGCTCAAACAAAAAGCGCTCATTCAGCCCCTCCTCTCCACCTGCATCAAAGCCGCCCGGCACCTCCTTATATCGCTGCGGCACATAAAGCATGCGCAGCACCTCATCCCGTAATCCATTCAGAATAAACGCGCGCACACACTTCTCTATATCCGTATCAGGCGGGAACAACTTCACAACCCTCTCCCATTCCTTTTCCGAAAATCGCACCGCTATCCCCACATTCTTCGGGCTTCCGCTTTTATAGGCAGCAAACTCCACCTCATCGGGATACACCACCTTGCTCCTATCCTTCAGCGCCATTGTCCGCTCATAATCGGCCGCAATTATCGCGCTGTTTAATTTCTCCCATACCTTGTCCGGCATCACCTTGCGCCCGGTTGCATACAGTTCTGCCTCCAGCAGCGGCACATTCGCCGCCGCCGCAATATCCGGCAGGGAATGCACGCTCATCAGATCTTGCAGCTTTATCAACCTTTCTTGGTTCTTTGTGTTATTCATAACTCGTTCTTTCTGTTTGCGTTAATCAAAAGGCTTGCCAACTCCTCCGCCAGCTGCGCCGCGCACCGGCGCACATACTCCTCCGCGCTCACACCCTGCGCCGCTGCCAGCGCTTCCACCAGCCCCCACACCTCAGCCGGCAACTTCAAGCGCACCGTTTCTTGCGGCAGCTCGCTGCTGTCAGTGCCCGACATTATACGCTCTAAGAGTATTATTTTTGAGGCAGTGGGCTGCAAATGCCCCTGCAACCAGCGGTTAACTGTGCCAGTGTGCACCCCCACCTTCTCAGCCAACCAGGCTTGACTGCGTTTATTAGCCTGTAACCAAGCGCGTATTCTTTCGGCGTTATAACTCATGCCTACATTGTAACGTGCTGCGTATATTTGTCAAGCACGAAAAATGACGTTTTATTTACGCGGCGTTATAATTCATAGAATAGAAAATAACGTAGCGTTATAATATTTTTCTTGACTTATTATGACGCAACGTTAATATTATCTCCATGGACAGCATAAAACTTATAACGCTCACCCCCACGCAGTACCACATTCTCTCCATCGCCGCCCGTGGCCATGGCCAGACCGTGGAAGAATACACCGCCGCCACCCTCACCCGCCTCTTCAAAGGCCTGGCAGACCTCAAAGGCCTGCGCCCCGTGAAGGTAAAAGCCGCGCAAGTCACCCCCCACCAGCCGGAGCTCCCCCTTGAGCTTCCGCCCGCACCGGAGCCCCCCCAGCCCAAAGCCGCCCCCAGCTCCGGCATGTTTGACTCCATCGCCTAACCCACCCCACCGCCATAAAAATCTAGTTATGTCAACACCATACCAAACCGCCATATCCGCCCTTGAAACCCTCAAGGATCTACTCACCCCCACCGCGTCAGATACCGCCACCCGCATCAACCTCCGCGCCGCAAAGCGCCGCCTTGCAGCCCTGCGCACGCGCCCCGCCAGCTTAGAAAACTGCGCTGCCATCGCCGGCGAGCAACAACTCATCAGCACCCTCCGCCGCAAACTCGCCACCGCCCAGGGCACCACCCGGCTCCGCATCGACCTCCGCGCCGCAGAGCGCCGCCTTGCAGCCCTGCGCACGCGCCCCGCCAGCGTAGAAAACTGCGCTGCCATCGCCCGCGAGCAACAACTCATCGACACCCTCCGCCACAGACTCACCACCGCCCAGGACACCGCCCACGCCACCGCCCAACTCCGCACCGCCCTGCACATACTGGAGCACGCCGCCGCCGCCCTCCCCGGTGGCCCCGCCGCACCGGAGCAGCCCCAGCCCAAAGCCGCCCCCAGCTCCGGTATGTTCGATATAGCCTGACCCGCACACCCCACCACAGCATCATGGAAAAATACACCCAGTACATCCTCGCCCACCGCGAAAACATCGCCGCCCTCATCACCACCCACGGCCACAACCTCCCCCACACCACCACAGGCGATCGCCTCCGCCGCCACCTCATGGACCACATCGCCACCCTCTCCGGCATGCGTGGCCCGGTAGACCCCCGGCAACTCTGCAAAGACACCTACACCCTCCTGGGTGAAATCGCCACCGCCCACCAGCAGCAGCACCGCTGCCTCTCCGCCGGCCCCGGCGCCTGCCCCTACCTCAAGAAACTCTATGCCACCCGCGCCGCCATGGCCCGCGCTGGCGTCATCTACTAACCCACCACCGCCCACCACCATCATCATGAACACTTCAAACACACTCGCCCTCCTGGGCATCCTCTGCTCCCTGGGCGCACTCACCGCGCAAATCATCTACCTGCGTGCCATCACCACAGAGCACCACCTGCGCGCCACCTGCGCCCTCGCCACCGCTGCATTCCTCTGCGCCATCTCCGTCGCCATCACCCTCACCCTCACCCTGCCATGAACCCCACCCGCCCCTTTGCCCACATCCCCGGCGTAAAATACCCGCCCGCACCCAAACCCGCCCGCGTGCCCCTCCCACCCGGCTGCCCGCGCTACGTCGCCAGCCTTCGCCTCCTCGCTCCGTGGATCCACGCCGCCGGCCTCTACCCAAACCCGCCATCCCAGCGCACCCTCGAGCGCTGGAAACACTATGGCCTCATTGTCACCAGACCCGGCGCCACCGGCATCCGTATGATAGACGTCGCCGCCACACTCGCCACCCTCACCCCCAAAAAATAACACACCCACGCCATGCCTCGCAAACACAGCATCGCCCCGCGCGCCTGTAAACACCTCTGGGAAGGCGCCACCCCCGCCGCTGAGCCCACCGCCCAGCCCTTCGCCCTCCCCGCATCCTTCCCCGCCCACTGCCTGGAAGATGACCAGCTCCAGGAAATACAAACCTGGTGGGACACCTGGGCCGCAGACCTCCTGCACACCCTCCGCCAGGCCCTCCTCTGCGCCCGCACCCGCAGCACCAAAACCGGCGCCGCCCCGCCCGTCAACCTCCAGAACCTCATCGTGCACTCCGCCGTCCTGGCGCACCTCCTGCGGCTCCACCCCAGTGCAGAATCCACCCTCCCGGAGCTCGCGCGCGCCCTGGGCGTCTCCCGCTCCCGCGTCTACTACGCGCGGGATGCCATCCTTGAGCAACTTGGCGCCCACGCCATCGCCGCCTTCCGCACCATGCGCGCCGTGCGCGATATAACCATGGACCAGCTCGCCCACCTCAAGCAGCTCGACCTCGCCGCCGCCACCAGGCCCGCCGCCCGCGTCCTCCTCATCCCCTTCGCCGGCCACCACTGCGTCGCCGCCCGCTTCGCCACCGTGCAGCATCTCGCCACCCTCCCGGGTATCGATACCGTCCGCGAAGATATAACCGCAGACCACCGCAACGCCGTCCGCATCACCCTCAAATCCTGACCAGAAAACACACCATGAAAAAAATAACACCCCGCTACTACCACCTCCACGTAGACAAAGACCACCCCCTGGAGGATAGCCTCATCGACCTCACCACCCAGATCCTCATCACCCAGCTCCGCGAAAACCCCGGCGGCCTCGTAGACCTCATACACGCCCTTATCTACACCACACTCCTGGTAAACGCCCGCGCTGCCCGGCAGCAGGTCAATCCCAACACCCTCGCCACCATCGCCGTCACCGGCGAAATCTTCAAAGCGGCCGGCTTCACCCTCGACCTCACCGGCTTCGCCACCCGCCCGCCCCAGCAAGACCATCTTTAATCACCTATCCCACCTTTTTTCTCACATGTTTGAAATCCCCGTAGATGAGCAAATAACCCTCGCCCGCCAGATCTTCCCCGACCTGGAAGATCTTGGCAACGGCATCTGTCAGGCCACCTGTCCCGGCGTCGACTGCCACACCACCAAAAACAACGCCCGCGACTTCCGCCTTTGGTTTGAGCGCGGCAAAGGCCCCCATGAGCACTGCGTGCACGCGTCCTGCGCCGCCGCCCGTCAGGCAGCCATGTCAGCCCTCTACTCCCTCCTGCGCTCCAAAGACCCCGCCGTTAAAACCGCGCGCGAAAACTACCACGCAGCCCGCGCCAGCTACAACGCCGCCCCCACCCTCCGCCGCGAACCCTTTGAGCTCTACCAGCCCACCCTCGCCCACCAGGTAGCAGAATACTCCCAGGCTATCATCACGGAAGACTGGCTCCGCCGGCACTCCCCCATCCCCATCCCCGCCGATCCCGCAGCATGGCCCCGCCTCCTGCTGGAATCCATCTACCAGCCCGGCGATAAAATCCTCGTGTTCACCAAATTCGCCTCCCAGGGCCAGCTCCTGCACACCGTAGGCGGCCCCACCCTCCGCCTGGAGGCCGCCCCACCCGCCTACGGCCACACCTACCCGGAGCGCCGCCCCAGCGCCTTCCCAAAAGGCGCAGAAAACGGCGTCTGGTTCCTGGCCGCCCCCGTCACCGGCGACTGGCAAGCCAACGAAAACAACCGCGACCGCCACGGCGCACGCCTCGGCCGCCGTCACGCCGCTTGCGCCACCCGCTTCCCCTACCTCGTCCTCGAGTCCGATGAGGCACCCCCTGCCGTCTGGCTTCGCATCCTCGTCCAGCTCGCAGACCCCATCGTGGCGGTTTATACCTCCGGCGGCAAATCTTACCACGCCCTCGTCCGCGTAGACTGCAAAACCAAAGAAGAATTTGACCTCAAGCGCACAGAATACTGCGTGCGCCTCACCGCCCTGGGTGCAGACCCTGCCGCCGTCACCGCCGTGCGGCTCACCCGCCTCCCCGGTTGCCTCCGCTTTGGCACCGGCTCCGGCCCGGAGCACCGCCCCTACCTCGGCACAGATGGCAAACCCGCCCCCCGCATGCAGCAGCTGCTTTATCTCAACCCGGCCGCAGATGGCCGCTCAATCCTCGACCTTGCAAACAGATGACCACCCAGAAAACAAACCCGCCCACCATCGCCCAGCGCCTTGGCCACGCCGCCCTGCTCAGTACCACCGCCATGAGCGCCATCAACGTGGATGACCCCAACATCAACCACATCGCACGCGCCATAGCCGAAAACATGCCCCCCTACCTCATATTCCGGCGTGATGAGCAATACCTCACCGTTCGCCAGGCCACCATGCAGAACCAGGCCGGCATCTACCCCATCCAGCCCCGCGAAATGACCGCCCGCCGCCTCTGCTCCTTCCTGGGCGACTACCTCATCTTCCAAAAGGGCACCGGCGACAAAGCAAAGCGCGTCTCCCTCTCTAAAGAACTCGCAGAAAAAATCCTTGCCTCAGACACCTGGTATGACCGCGCCGCAGAGCTCGAGCTCATCCTCCCCGTTCGTCTCCCCGTCTGGGGCGAAACCGTCAACGGCCGCCGCTCCGTCACCCTTGCCCCCGTAGGCTACGACCCCCAGCGCCAGACCTACACCGCCGAAACCCTCAACTACACCACAGGCACCACCCGCTATAAACCCGCCCAGCTCGTAGCCACCTGGAACCGCCTCATGCACACCTTTCCGTGGGGCCCCGAAACCAAACAGGAACAGGAACAAGTCTGGCGCTGCAACGGCGAAACAATCCAGGGGCCATGCCCCTCCACCAACCGCTCTGCCTGCGCCTGCCTCGCCCTCATGCTGGGGCAATACTGCCGCCTGCTGGTAGATGACCTCATGCCCATCGGCATCTTCAACGCCAATCAGCAAGGCTCCGGCAAATCTCTCCTCGCTTGGCTCTGTGTCGCCCCCGTCTGGGGCATGGCTGCCGGCACCGCCGCACCAAAAAACGATGAGGAAATGATCAAGGCTATCAATGCCGCCCTCCTCACCCGCGCGCCCTACCACATGCTCGATGACATCCCCGTGCTTGCGAACAACACCCTCAACATGGTGGCCACATCCAACGAAGTAGCCGGCCGCCGCCTCGGTGGCCTCGATACCTTCACCGCCAAAAACCACATGCAAATCTTCGCCACGGGAAACGACCTCAACTGCTCCCCGGACGTCGAGCGTCGCTCCCTCATCTGCGACCTCTTCCTGGCCACCTCCGCCCTAGAGCGCTCCTTCAAGACCACCCTCACCAAAAAATCACTCGCGCAGCCAGGCTGGCGCGCCGACCTGCTCCGCTTCATGTGCTCCATGGTCATGAACTGGTCCGATGCCGGCTGCCCCAGCCTCGTCCCCGGCTCCAGCAAACCCACCTTTGAATCCTTCGCCTCCATCATTGGCTCCATCATGGTGCACAATGGATTCCTCTCCCCCTTCACCCGCCGGCAATACGTCGGCTCCGGCGGCGACCTCATCGGCCGCTCCATCCTGCGCCTCCTCGCCCATATCGTCTCTGAAAACATGGGCACCATCCGCTCAGAAACATACTCAATCCGCAAAATCGTCGAAATCTCCGACGCCATGGAACTCACCCAGACCATCACCGGCGGCAAATCACCCCATCACTCCATGGGTAAACGCCTCGAAGCCTACCGCGGCAAAATCCTCACCGATGAGCAAGGCCTCCGCTTCGAATTCGGCAAACGCGAAGAATCCGGCCAATCCTGCTACACTTTCACCCGCATCGACCTCCCCCAGGCACTTGACACCTCTTCAACCCAAACCACAGAATAAACACCATGAACACACCGCAAGAAAATCCCCACTTCTGGCAAGCCCTTGGCTGCCTCGCCCTCATAACCTCAACCGCCATCACCGCCACCATCATCGGTGCGGCCATCTTCACCCTCACCCGCTAATCACACCATGAACACATCAAACAATAATCAAATGGCAATAGTAAACCGTCAATCCCTGGATTTCGAAATCGGCCTCATCCAGCATGAAGGGCTCCGCACCCTGGTACAAAACGTCCTCGCCGCCTGCCCCACCTGCTTCTGGTTCATGCCCGCCTCCACCTCCGGCAAATACCACCCCGCCATCTCCCTGGGGCAAGGCGGCCTCATCCGTCACACCCGCGCCGTAGTCCGCTTTGCCCTCCACCTGCTCGACCTCGAAGGCATCCCCGCCGGCCACCCCTGGCACGATACCGTCCTCGCCGCCTGCATCCTGCACGATTGCTGCAAACACGCTGATGGCGAGCAGCACACCGCCTTTGACCACCCCCTGCGCGCCGCGCAACTCATCGATGCGGAGGCCACCCTGCTTGCCTGCTCAGATGACTCCCTCATCAAGCCTGCCACCGTCCGCTCCCTCTGCAACATGGTCCGCGCCCACATGGGCCGATGGAACACCTCCCGCCACCACCCAGGCATAGAACTCCCCACGCCACTCACCCCCCTGGAGCGCCTCGTACACACCGCCGACTTCCTCGCCTCTCGCAAAAACATCACCCTGGAAGACCCCACGCTGATGCTCAGCTAATTCTTCCCACAATTAGCCGCTACGCTAAAAACACACGCCCGGCAAGCTCTCACCTGCCGGGCGTATTATTTTGTTAACATTGAACGGGAGGAACCGCTCCCTCCCATGCGCACATGGTGGCACATTTCCCCCTGCCTGTCAACCCTTTTCTGCAAAAAAAAATCCGCCCCGCCCGGCATTCACCGGGCAGGGCTTCATTTTTTTACCTTAGCAGCTCGCACGTCAGATAAATGATGCTCAGTATAGCCTCAATCACCAATATGGCGGTTACTACTTCGGTTTTGCGGTTCGGTTTGTTCATTGTTAACAATGCCGCCCGCGACTTAATTGCCGCTCAGGCGGCGCGCGCATTATAACACACTTACTGTTAATACGCAAGAAAAATCTCAACATATCGCAGAAAAAAATCACTTTTCGCATGCAACCAGGCTGCTTTTATCAATCCGTCCGGAAATGCAGCGTCATCGCCAGCCGGTTCCCACCCCGCGCCGCCTGCTGCCACACCTCACCCACATCCGTCCCGTAGCGCAAATTCACACTCCGCCCTCCATAATACCGCCCCGGCACCTCCTCGTAATCCACCCCGCGCAAATTCCCTGCCGGCACCAGCTCCCACGTCGCATCCCCCCTTTCCAGCACCTCCGTGCGCCAATTATACCCCAGCGTGCGCCGCGGCGCCGCTGGCGCCACCAGCCCCCCCAGCAACTGCACGCAGTGCCACACCGGCGCATCATCCTCCCCCTCGCCCGGCACCTCACGCACATACCCCAGCCGACGCCGCAAATTTGTCTCCGCCGTGCTCTCATCATACTCCGTCACCTTCACCTCCCCCTCCGTCTCCGTCATCTCAAGCCATACCGTCATCGCGCGCAGTGGCCCCAGGTCATTCCACTCCCGGACCCCCACACTGTACAAATGCCCGTTGCCGGCATCCACCCAGCCCTGCCGGCACCACACCAGCCCATTCCACACCGCCAGCTCGAACCCATACCGCCGGCCCGGTATAAACTGCCCCGCCGCCCACGCCGTACTCACCGCCGCCGCGCCAGGCACACACCCCTGCATAGCCCTCACCCGGTCTGCCAGCACATTCAGCGCATCAGCCGTCAGCGGCTCGCCACTCTTAAACCCTGGTAAACTCATACCACTCTTATTGCATTTTTATACTTCGCACCTTGTAATTCGTACTTCGTAATTCGTACTTACTTATCCCTCCAGTGTTATCGTAAAACTGCGCGTCACCGAGCCGCTGCCCGTGTCCCAGTAATCGCTGCCACTCATAGTCACATGCACCACCACCGTGACCGCCGCCGCCTGGCACGCCTTCAGCGCCTCCGGGCGCAAAAAATTCAATCCTACCGTTGCCATATTATTATTATTTTTGTTTTTTAATTTATCGAAATTATCAGGAAAGTATCGCCTCCGCGCGAATCGCCAGAGCCGTCCCGCTCAGCGTCCCTGTCACCGTACTATCCGCGCTGCTGCTACTGTCGCTGTCACTCAGCGCCCTCTTCGCCAGCTCAATCTTCATCTGATTGATAGCCGCCTGCCGGAACTTCTCACGATCCACGCTCCACGTCCACCATTCAGCCGCCCTCACATTAAAATTGCTTGCCCCGTTGCTGCGCACCAGCTTCACCCAGCTGCCCGCCGTGCTCAACTGCCGTGGGCTCAGGTACCACGTCTTTTCCGGCACCTCCAAACCAAGCGAAATACTGTAGTTAAACTGATGCGTGCGCGTTTTCGTGCTGGCGTCCACCGTATTCGTGCCGTGAAATACCAGCTGCGCCGTGCCTGTTGCCGCGGCACCGCCGGCGGAGGCCGCAGTAGTGCCCAGACCCATCTCCACCGTGACCCCCTGCATGCCCGCCTGGCTGCCATTAGCCTCCAGCGTCATCACCGCCGGCACCGGCAAACCCTGCACAGCACTCCGCACAAAATCCGGGTCAAGCACCAGCTTCCACCAATAAGCCCCACCCTTGCGCACCAGCGCGCAACTGCGGAAACCATCGCCCGCCTCATAGCCGATTTTTACCGCTATCTCCTCATCCGGCCCCGGCTCCTCCTCATCATCCCCATCGTCGCCGTCACCACCACCGCCACCACCGCCACCACCATCGTCTTCATCTTCCGGATCCTCCAGCGTCGGGTCATCCGGGTCCACTGGCGGCTCCGGCCCATCGGGCAGCGGCGCCTCATGCACACCCAGGTAAAACTCCACCGCCCCATCCGTATCGATACACCCCAGCAGAGGGCCCGTAATCGTCTCGTGCGGCGTGCTGAAATCAGCCTCCGCCAGCGTTGCCATACCACTGCCGTGCCCTTCAGTCCCCCACGCCGCCGCCTCACCACGCTCAGCAGGCCACACCACAGCCCCCCAGCTATCCACCAGTCCGCGGCACTCGCAAGCACTCAGCTCACCCCACTGCAGCTGATTCACCGGCTGCTCATGCCCCGGCGTATAAATAGCCAGCGGCCACACCCGCAGCAGCCCCGCCTGCTCCAGCAGCGAGCTTGCCACAAGCGCACACGCCAGCTCCAGCCGCGCATTCTTCAGCAGCACCTGCTGCTGCCCCTGCAAATCCGTGTTGAACTCCGCCGTCTCCTCATCCTCCGCCGGCGGCCAGCACTCACTATACTGCAACTGCCGCACCTCCACCTCACCCCACAGCTGCAAATACACCATCTGCGGCTCCGTCTGCGTTGCATCAAAACCCGGCACCTTCACCACATTCCCCGCCATCGTCACATAATTAAAACCGCCCACCACCTCGCCATCCGTATTCGTAAACTCATAATTACCGCCCACCAGCACCCTCCCAGGCACCACATAAAGCTCCATTCCAGCCGCCGCCGGCCGCGCCAGCACCTGCCACGGCCATTCCACGGGCCCGTCACACTCACGCCGCACACCGGCCCCCGCATTACTACCCTGAGGCAACTGCCGCCCCATATTCTCCAACAAGCTCACCGCGTCCGTCAGCTCCTGCATATCCGCTGCTGTCACCACGTCACCCTGCTGCCAATCCTTCAAAAATACACTCGCCATAAAAAACTTATTCACTATTCACTATTCACTATTCACTATTCACTATTCACTATTCACTATTCACTATTCACTATTCACTATTCACTATTCACTATTCACTATTCACTATTCACTATTCACTATTCACTATTCACTATTCACTATTCACTATTCACTATTCACTCCCCATGTTCACCGCCCCAAAACGCAACTGCCCCCACATATCCAGCCGTGCCGTCCAGCAGTGCCACACCGTCACAAAATCCGCCATGTAATCGTTCCCTGGATAATACCCTCCGTACGCCCACGCCAGCACCTGCCGCAAATCCTCGCACGGCAGCAGGCACCCGCTGCCACTCACCTCCGGCGGCACATCCAGCAGCTGCCGCCACACCAGCAGCGGCCGCTGCGGCTGCGGCCACATATCCACCCGCTGCTGCCGCTGGTGTAGCACATTTTCAACCCCCAGCACACACCCGGCAAAAGCACCACCATGCAACAGATCAGCATCCAGTGTGCCGTCATCTGCCGCCACCTGCTCCAGCCACGCCGCCGCCGTATACTCCACTCCGGTAGCCTCCAGCCGCCACAGCGCACCCTTGCCGTGCTCCACTAGCTCCAGTCTGCCATGCAGCCCCGTAGCCGCCCCTCGCTCACCGGCACGCTCCAGCGCCTTGTCAAGCCCCTTCACAGCCCCACCGGGCAGCAGTCGCACATACTCCCCGCACTGCCACAGCCATTCTGCCGCCAGCGCCTCAGCCTTGCCGTCTGCCTTCGCCCGCGCCACGCTGCTCCCCGCCGGCACAAAATAATATCGCGCCGGCCGCCGCTGGTAAACCTTACCGCTCACCCCCTGCGCCGCCAGCAACTCACGCACAGCACCCACCAGCGCCGCAAAATCAGCCGCGCGGGGAACCTCCCCGCGCTTAAATCTCGGCACCTGCATCATGATCCGCTGCCGTATAAATCTTTATCCCATCCTCCTTCACCGCTCAGCGTCAGCGTCGCCGTCTGCCAGCGCTCGCCGCCTTGTTCATCCGTGCCCACGCCATCCACGCGCCAGTCACAGCCGCTGGGCGTAGTCACCCCCGGCACTGAGCTCACAATGCTCCGCAGCGTGTACTTATTACTGCGCCCCTTCCAGCGCAGCGTCACCTGCGTGTGCGTTTCCACCCACTCCTTGAGGCCCTTGCGTATAAACCCCATCGCCTTATTTCCCGCGTCAGATGTTATCATATCCTTGATGCGTTTCCCGGCCGTAGCATTGCTGTCATCATCGTTCAGCAAGCTGTTTTCATCTTGCCCGTCTAGCATAGCCTTCAGCGCGCGAAGTTCTTTCTTGCCCAGGTCCTTAAACTTCGGGTGGCACAGAATACTCACCGGCACCAGCGTGCCATTGCTTGAAAAACTTGGATTATCCTCTGTTCCCAGCGGCGCCTCTGCACCACCACCACCTTCTTCTTCCTCGCCCTCTCCGGCCTCGTCCGGCTTCTTGTACACCTCCCGCGTGATCCGCAGCTCACCAATGCCGCCCGGCAGCCGCTCCAGCTCCGCCGTCACCTCTATGCCGTTGCCGCCCACCAGCGCATTCAGCGCCGCAAGCTCAACCGCCCAGGGCCCTGTCCGCATCACCGTCTCCCGGTTCCCGGTTGCCTCAGTGTACCCATCACCTGCGCTGATCCGGCGCGCCACACTGCGCTCCACATGCTCAGCCGTCTCAAAATTGATATATTGCGCCATGTCTCACTCCCTTCCTGGTTCAGAATTTAGCAAATTGCAGGTGCATCCAGTCCCTGTCATGCACCCGCCCCATACTCACAGCACCGTGCCGCTCCCATATCTCCCACCAGGGGGCACAGTCCGGGTGGCTCAGCGTAGCTGCCGGTGCGTGTGTGCTCATCCCGTTGCCGTCCGGGCAGAAATCCAGTGCAATACCCCACGCGTGCATGCTGAGGCTACCTCCCCCCGTGGTCTGCCGGTAATTATAGCAGCCACCGTACTGGTCCAGCCCCAGTGCCTTGATGCGCTGAATGCCGTAAACATCAAGCACCTCTTGCAGCGCTTGCTCCACATGCCGCGCAATAACCTCGTGCACCGAAATACTGCCCACCTTCGCCCCCTCAAAATAAAGCGGGTATGGCGGCACAATGCGCACCAGCCGGCTGCTCCCCGGTGCTCCAAAGATACTCTTGCCGCTCCGCACCTGTTTCTGAGTAGGCCATGCCGGCACCTCAGCAGCACCTGCGGATTCCCTGACTCCCAGGGCAGCCATCAGCGCGTCCACCGTTTGCGGACCGATGACCCCATCAGTGGCCACCCCTATCTTTTCCTGTATAAGTTTGATTTTCTGTTTCATGTTCACCATGTTCACGTGCTTGTTCAATCAGGTTTTCGTTCGCCGCCCGCGCCAGCCGGCAGTGGCTGCACTTCTTTATCTCCTCGCGCAACTTCTCGCGCAGCTTGTCGCATTCCCTTGTCTGGAGCAGCAGCATCCATATCAGCAGCGCCAGCGCGCCAAGCTTCCCCACGCTATCCAGCGACTGTGCCGGCAGCAGCTCCGTGCTGACCACCTGCGCGGCGGCCAGCACGGAACCTGTTACGCTCGTAATCAGATTTTGAGTCATGTCTGAATCACTGCTCAATCTGCTCATGCTTCTGCACCTCTGCGGGCGCGCCGGGTGTGGTGCCGGGCTGTGTTTGCTCGGTCAGTCCGGGACCATACCACCATGCTGCCACAGTGGCCCCTGCGGCCAGCAGCCAGTAAAGCACACGGCGCCACCCCGTGCTCTGCCTGGCCATCTCCACGGCGCGTCCCTGGACCACCTGCGCAACCTGCACGCGCGTAGCTCGCACGGCAGCCTCATGCTGTTCATTCAATGTCTTGCTCATGTTTGTACTCCTTTCTGTTTTGTGTGGAAAAATTACTCAGCCGGCCGATACTCAGCCAGCACACCCTCAAACACCTCAATAGCCCGGCATATATCCGCCCAGCTGCCCGCTGCTTCAATATCAGCCCAGCATTGCTGCTTGGCCTGCTGTAGCCTCACCTCTGCGCTGGCCACATCGTGCATGATACCTTGCAGCTGCTCCATGCTCAGGCTCACCACATCGCCGCTCGCCAGCTCAAAATACGGCAAGCCTCCCATCTGGAGCCCACCCAGCAGCATCACCTTATCACTGGCTCGGTTGCACACAGCCGCCCCCTCGTACAGCGACGGCACCGGCACCACCGGGCAGCCGTTGCGCAGCTTATCGAGCAGCGCCTGCGCCTGCTGCTTCGCTCCGCGCCGCGTCGCCACCGTCATGTAGCTCAGGTATGCAGCAGGCTGGCGCACCGCATCCTGCACATCCAGCTCATGCTCCAGCTCCCAGAACTCGTGCGTGTCTGCCTCCCATTGCTCCGGCTCCTGCGCCACCTGGGTGGCGTTGGCTGTCACCGTCACGTGAATATAGCCGTTATGCCTCTGAATCAGCACCGGCTCCGGCTCCTTTGTGTATCTTACCTTTTCCATGGCTTATTTTCTTGAATGCTTTATTGTAAAGAAATCTTGCGCCCACACGCTCCAGAAACATGTGGCAATCCGTAGCTGCTGTATAGCCGTTATAACTCGCCAGCCGGAACGCACAGCGCAGCCCCATATAACCACCGCGCTCCAGCTTTCTCGCCGCTCTTAATAACACGCGCCGTGCAGCCTTGAATACCCGCTTGCGCAGCGTGGTCCGGCAGGCTGAAAACCGGAACCCCATCATGTCAACCGGATGCCGCACCTCTACCCTCCACACCTGCCAGCTGGGCTTTACTTGCAGCCCCAGCTCACCAGCCTGCTCCATAAGGCGGAAAGCGGCATACCTCAGCTGCCGCTTATTGCTGCCCAGTAGCAGCATGTCATCCATATAAAAAAGTGCATGGCTCACCTGCCGGCCGCCTCGCTTGCTCACACAGCGCTCCATTGCCAGGTGGTAGAGCTCCGACAAATATATATTGGCCAGTGTCTGGCTCAAGTAGCTGCCTATCGCCATGCCCTCCGGCGCCATATAAAGCAGCTGCCCCACCAGCCACAGCAGCGGCCTGTTTTTCACGTGTTTGTGCAGCCAGTCCAGCAGCAAAGGGCGCTTTATGCTGCCGTAAAAATCGCGCACATCCAGCTTGCAGGCATAGCGGCAGCTGCTTTTTCTCAGCCAGCGCTCCACAGCCCGCTTGCCATAGTGAGCCCCCCGCTGCGGAATACTGCTTACCTGGTATTCGCCAATTCTGCGCCCCAGCTCGCTCAATCCCGCCACAGCCACATGCTCCAGTAGCAGCTGCTCAATGCTCAGCACCGAAATCTTGCGCACCTTGCGGCTGCTCGGATCCATCCGCCGCTTCTGGTACACCGGGCGGAGCGCCAGCTTCCTGGCACGTATGCGTTCTGTCAGCATATCCACCAGCAGCTCCACGCCGCGCATATACACCTCTCCGCGCTCCATCAATGCTTGCCGGGCCACTGCCGGCTTCACATGCAGCAGTTGACTGAAAAGCCGGCGCGTGTCGCCACGCTGCCGTTTCTTTGCCGGCCGCAGACACTCCAACACCGCGCGCTTCACCAGCTCGCGGTTCGTAATGTCTACACCTTTGCATTTTCTTTTCATCTCTCTTTTTTTTCTTTGCGATTGTGGCTTGCAGGGTGTTCGGCTCGCGCTTACTAACCCCGGATGCACAGCCATATTTTCACCATAGGGTGAGGCAGCCGCGCCAGGCGGCTGGCGGATTATTACCTCCGCGGCACTCAGTCTTGAAATTTTCGCAGTTGCCACATTTGCGGGCCCCGATGTTCCAGTCCGCGTACGACAGGCCGTTGTTCAGGTTCAGGTTCGCAGACCCATCTTGCGCGCCATCGTTCAGGTTGCCACCCATTAGGAACAGGCTTGACTGATTGCCCCTATCTTCCATTTTTTCCTCTGTTTGTTTGTGCTTCTGAAATCTTTTTTTTTACGCCGCAGGGGCTCCGCCCCTGCACCCCGGTGCATCAATCGCGGGCCCCGAAGGACCGGTCCGCGGACGACAGGCCGTAGCCCAGGTACAGGGACGCAGACCCATCAAGCGCGCCATCGGCCAGGGTGCCACCCATAAGGAACTCCGCTGGATTGCCGCCCACCCAGTAATTATCCGCGTGGCCTGTGCCGCTGCCGCTGCCGGTGCCGCCGGCTGCCACCGGGTATGCCACGCCCGTGCTGCTCAGCCTCTCGTTCAGTATGTAGCCGCTTGTCCCTGTAGCCACACCTACCGGCGTATAGCCACTGCTCAGGTATTGCGTCAGGCTGCCGCTGCTGCGTCGCTTTACGCCGGCGCCGGCTTGCAGTATGATGTACTGGCTGGCGGTGGGGATGCTTACCTCGCCGTCTATTTCCACAGCCGTGGTGCCGTTGCCTTTGATAGCTACCGTATCAGCCGCGCAGATCCAGATGCCTGGCATGTATTCTGTACCCTGTACACGGTAGGGGTGCCGGCTGTCCGTGTTGCTGGTGCGGCTGCCATCGTGCTTGCCTATCACTCTGTCTGTCTCGCCCGTCAACGCCATGCCTTGCGTCGCAAAGCAGCAAGCGTGAGTGCCGGCATCTGTCAGCTCTTTAGTGGCGGCGATAGCTTCCTCGTTGGTCGCCCCAGTGCGCACCAGGAACGGCTCCACGGTGGCAGGGTCAAACACCAGGCAAAGGCTTTCCGCTGTGCTGCCATCCACCAGCACCACCTGGCGCGTCTCGATAGCCTCAATGCGTCCGATCTGCACCGTCATACTGCGCTTGGCAGTGGTACCGCTGGCAGAGTTGGATTGCCACAGCCAGCAGGTGCAGCCCACCCGGAAATGCGCCGTGCTCGCAATCGGGAAAACATAATCCGCCACGCCCGTGCTGAGCGTGGCCTTGACCGCACCGCAATTATTGCTTGCCATGCCCGTGTGGATGCTCTGGCTGTTTTTAGTGTCGTTTTTCACGATGTCGAAAAGCATGCCAAAGCCATTCACCGCAGCGCTGCCGCCAAACCCCGCGCGGTAGCCGTATTTTTCATTCAGCGTATTGTGTGATAAAATGTTATAAAGGGGTAAATTCGCCTTGCTGGTAATCTGTGCCGCGCCGCTGGCATCCAGCTCATAGCCGCCGCAATACGCACTGTGAATCCAGTACGGCCGCGGCACCATCTTGCCCTCCTGCGCGTCCCACTGCATAGCCTCTGGCCAGCGGTGCACATCTTCCGGCCTCACGCCATGGGCAGTCAGCTCTGCCTGGCGGCCTTCGTCCAGGTCCTCCCAGGGCCTGGCTGTAATGCCCCAGAGCTGGAAAAGCGGCTCCGCCTCAGCAGTGCCGTCTGCGGTCGTATATTGACCTGTTTCCGGGTCCTTCCAGCGGTTCAGCGTGCAGAAAAAGTGGAACGCCGGACCGAACACGCCCACCGGCTTGTTCGGGTCAAAACTCACGCCATCCACCACCTGTCCCTCTACAGCAGTAAGGTGTTTTACGCCATACTCATCCGTCACATAATTGCCGCGTGCCCAGAAAAACGGCCACAGCTTGCCGTTGTAATCGTCTACCCCCTCCACTGTGTCCGTGCTGGGCGCATGGCGCAGCCCCGCATTATCCATCAGCTTGCGGGGCGCGTTGAATACCAGCTCATCCACCTTGCTGGCGTTGTTCAGCCATTGCTTGCTCGCTTCATCCCATCGAGCCCAGGGCACGCGGCTCATATACACCGCAGATGGCGCCTGCGCCACGCCTGGCTGCGCATTTTTGGCAAAAAACTCACGGACCCATGCGTGGCTGATAGCCTCATCCGGTTGCGGTGGCTCAACCGTGCCGGGAGTATCAGGCTGCACTGCCGGGAAGGTAGCAATCAGGCGCTGGAGATGCTCATGCTCCGCGGCTGTCACGTGGTGCTTGCCATCCTCCAGGTGCTCCAGCATAGCGGCCTCGCGCTGCTCAATGCTCTCTCGCTGCTTCTTGGCCTTGGCGGCCTCCAGCTGGGCAGCTGTTGCATGTTCGCCTGCCTCTGTAGCCTTCTCGCCGGCCGTCTGGGCAGCCTTGCCGGCAGCTGCTGCGTGCTCGCCCGCCGCTGTAGCCTTCTCTCCGGCCGTCTGGGCCGCTTTGTCGGCAGCTGTTGCGTGCTCGCCTGCCGCTGTAGCCTTCTCGCCGGCCGTCTGGGCCGCTTTGCCGGCAGCTGCTGCGTGCTCGCTCGCCGCTGTAGCCTTCTCGCCGGCCGTCTGGGCAGCCTTGTCGGCAGCTGCTGCGTGCTCGCCTGCCGCTGTAGCCTTCTCGCCGGCCGTCTGGGCAGCCTTGCCGGCAGCTGCTGCGTGCTCGCCTGCCGCTGTAGCCTTCTCGCCGGCCGTCTGGGCAGCCTTGTCGGCAGCTGCTGCGTGCTCGCCTGCCTCTGTAGCCTTCTCGCCGGCCGTCTGGGCCGCTTGGATAGCTCGGGCTACGTTCTCCGAAATGCTTAGCGTACTCTCCCCAATAACCATCACCGTCGTGTGCGTAGTGCTGTCAAGCACCCCCGTGAACTCCAGCAGCTCCGGGTCCAGCACCACGCTCCCGCCGGCCACGCGCCCATGCAGATTCACCGCACCGTGGCAAAGCAGCCACTCCACGCGGCTGCTCTTCTCCTGGGCAAATAACTGGTACGTCCACGGGTAATCCGTCAGCGGCAGTCCAGGCATGCGTGCCACAGCCACCCCTGCATCCACGTGCACCTCAAAAGCGCGCGGAGCCTGCCCAGGGCAGGCCGCAGCGCCGTAAATCATAAAATTATCCAGCGGCAGTATAGTGCCGCCTTCATTCTTCAGCACAAAGCGCCAGGTGCGCCCCGCGTGCTCCATCAGATTGATGTCTGTTTCTATAGTCATGGCTTTTTTATCTCTATTTTTTATTCTCCCTCCCAGTCCATCCAGGGCTCATTCTGACCCGCCCTGGCGGCCTGGATTTTAGAGTCCACTTCCGCGTCACTCACAGCAGCCGCGCGTCCCGCCGTCCACCACGTTTCCAGCCCATCCTGCTGCGCTGCATAATTGCACCACAGCAGCGCCAGAGCCAGCGGCTTGCGCCTCACCTCTCGCGGAGGCAGGTGCAAGTGCCCCGCCAGCCGGCACTCCAGGATAGTCAGCAACGGTAGCGCGCATTGCCTCAGTCGTTTTTTTTACTGTCTCCACCCATATCCGGCGCCGCCATGTCATAGCTCGCCGCCTGCACCCCCACCAGGTCACTCATGGCGTACTTGATGACCTTGGCCACATCATCCACCTTCCAGCCGCGGATGAAACGCAGCGCTGCCGCCACAGCAGGCTCGCACATGCCCGGTGCGCATTCAAGCGCCACCTCCAGCACCCGGTCCGGGTCATCACCGTGCACCCAGGCCAGCAGGACACTATCCACCGGACCCGACTCCACCGGCTCCGGCGTCCTTCCGTTCAGCGCTGCACTGAATGCGGCCGCAAACGGGCTACCAATCAGCTGGAGCACCCCCAGGCTCTCCATGCTCAACCGGCGCACCGTGCACCCATTCACTACGTGCTCCGTTTCACCCTGCAATGCCGTCATGTGGTTGGCAATATCTCTTTCTGTCTCGTTCATGGTTGTATTCTTTTTATTGTTCCTCTTCTGCCCGTCAGGGCAGGGAAATTTTCTACTTCGTACTTCGTAATTCGTACTTCGTACTTCCCTTTACGCCAGCACCGCCACATTACTGCTGCGCCGCTGGTTTTTCAGCCAGTTATGTATATCACGCAGATACTTGCTATGCTTTTTCGCTTCCTCCAGCTGGCTGCCGCCCAGCCGCAGGCTCACACCACCACCACCCTGGGCCGCCTGGTGGCTCTGGATGAACTCCACCCGCGCACTCTGCATCTGCTGCTGCAACGCCGCAGCCTGCCGCACCTTGGCCTCCATAGCGGCCTGCTCCTGCGCCTGCCGCTTCGTTGCGCCGGCATTCTGCAACTCCTCAATGCGGCGCGCCGTCTCCAGCTGCTCCCGCAGCTTGGCCGCGCCCTGCTTGTTGCCCGCAGCCTCCATCGCGCCGATCCGCAGCTCCGTCATATCTTCTCGCCGTATCTTGGCGTAATTCTTTTTGCGGTCGGTCAGCGCGTCCCATGCGGTCAGCAAACGCTCCAGGGCTGCAATCTCCTGCTCGTTCTTTTTCGCGCCTTGCTGCGCCAGCTCATCCAGCTTCGCACGGATGCTTTCCGGGCTTACCTCGCCGCGCACCCCCTGCGCCCGCGCCTGCCGCCGCAGGCTTCGCTCCTGCCCCCGCACACTCAGCGCATCATGCGCCTTTTTCTGCTGTGCCAGCTCATAATTCCGGCGGCGGTCCATATAATTCCTACGCGCTTGTTTCTCCACCTCAGCCCGTTCTTCCGAAGCTTGTGCGCTCTCCTTCTCAACCTCTGCTATCGCATCCAGTAACTCCAGCAGCTGCTTATACCTCGCCACATCTTTCGCCGTTGTCAGCTCTCCATACCCTCGGATCCGCGCCAGCTCTGCCTCTACATTCGCCTTGCTCCGTCCCATTGGCCCAAATCCTGCATCCTTATACAAGGCTCCTATTTTCGCCTTGCTGCTCCCCATGCTGGCTATCTCCGCAGCTCGCGCTTTCTTCCTGCGTTCTTCCTCCAGCTCTGTCACATTCTTGATTGCCTCCGCCGTTTTTTGCATCGCCTCCTGCTTCTGCTGTTCTGCGGTTGCCGTCATGTCTGCACTTGCCTTTTCTGCTGCGCCTGCCTTCTTCTGTGCTCCCGCGGCTGCCGCTGCAGCCTTCTCTCCTTTCTTCAGCTCAGCATTCATTGTCTCCTGTGCCTTCTTCATCTCCTCGCTACCATCCTCCACATCTGCACACGCGCTGTATATCGCAGCTATCCCTTCCGCCACGCCCCACAGCAACACGCCTATCCCTGTACTGATTAGCGCCCCCTTGATTCGTACCGCCGCCGCCTTCGTCGCTGCCACCATGTACGCCCACGTTCCTACCCAGAATTGCCCCGCCATCCCGGTTGATATCCGGAATGCGCTCATATTTGCATTCATTGTCTGCAGGCTGACCATCACTCCCGCCGCAGCTCGCATCGCCTGCACTCTCAGCACTGGAAACATCTTCATTCCCACAAACGCCAGCCGCGCCCCCAGGGCTCCCACCCCTAGCGCGGCTACGTGCATATTGCTGCCAAGTCCCACAAGAAACTCCATCGCCCCAGCCATCGCTCGCCCCGTCGCCGTAAACGCCGGCATGGCTTTCCCTATCAGGGTTATCATTCCCTCCATCTGTGGCTTAATCACTGGCATCAGCTGCTCCCCTATCTCTCGCAGCGCCATGTTCACGTTATCCTCCAGCGTGCTGTACAACCCGTCAAATGTCCGGCTGAGCTTTTCTGTTGCTCCTGCAAACTTTCCCGCACCGCTCGTCAGATGCTCCAGTGCTGCATTCAGATCTTCCACTGTCACCTCCCTCTGGCTGATCATCTTAAACACATCCGCAAACTCAATCCCCTTCAGCTCGGCTATCGTCCGCCGGATGGGTATCCCCACATTCTCCAGACTCTCTGCAACCTCGTTTGTCACTCCCGCGTTCATCGCCTTTGAATACACCTGGGCTATCTCCCCCATATTCTTCCCCGTGATCGCCGCCAGATTGCCTATCTGCTTCAACCTCTCCATCACCTCATCCGCCCCCATGCTGGTATTCGCCAGCATCACCTTCGCCGCCACGCTGATCTCATCCAGCGCAAACGGCGTCTCAGCCGCGTACTTATTCAACCGCTCCATGAACTCCCCTGCCGCTGCTGCACTCCCCATCACCACCTCGAAACTCAGCCCCAACTTCTCAAACTCTGCCGCCGGAGCCGTAAACGCAGAAAACGCGCTCCGGATACTCTCCCCAAAGCTCGCTATCCCCTGCACACCTATAAACATTCTCCCGATCCCATCCAGCTCCTCCTTGATTCGCGCCCCCAGCTTCTTCATCTCTTTGCCTGCCGCCGTCGCGTTGGCCGTTATCGTCAACTCTGCATCTGCACTCATTGCTCTTTTTTCCTTCCTTACTTTGTTTTTTTATGTCTTGCTTTTGCTTGATTTACCCTTAAAATCTTTCCGTGGCCTTCTTTGCTCCAGCTCCTGAGCCCTTGAGCCTTTATTCTCATTCCAGATTAAAGCGCTTGCAGACCATTGCTCACTGGCACCGCATGGCCTCCAATAACCAGGGTATGGACCGCGCTTTCTATGCTTCCCGCGCCCGTGAACACGCCTCTGATTTTATCCTTTTGCTCCAGTCCTGCCTGGCCGCGCTGGCTTCCCGTCCGGATTCCGCAACTCTCCGCGCCGCCATCGAACAGGATCTGGTCACCTGCCGCACCTTCCATGCCGCTGCTCTTTATCTCGATGCTCATCGCTGGGGCTCCTGATTATTTCCCTTTCAAAAAATTGCTTGCTTTATTCCACACTTCATCCGTGGCATTGCGGGCCACCAGCACACTCCGGCTCCCATTGCTCACACGCACCAGCACCTGTGCATCGCGCAGGCGCTTCCGCAGGTGCCGCAGATTCCAGAAACCGTCAGCCATGCAAGCCACCGGATCCCGGTTATCATCCCGCCCGCACCAGGCATCATCCATGAACCGGGCCACGCGCTCGTTCAGCTCCCACCGCCCGTCAGCACTGCGCGCCGGCAGCATCCATGTGCAGCCGGTCTGCTCATGCGTCACCCTGGCGGCCCCTTGCGCCGCGCCGTCTCGCACCGGCGTAGGCTCAAATCCCAGCGTCGCCATAGCGGCTGCCAGCTCCGTGCGCCGCGTACCCGCCTGCATCATAGCTCGCACCGTAGCTGCTCCGGCCATCTCTTCCACCCCGCGCGCGTCCACGCGCTCGAAAACATACACCCG